CACCCAGGGCGCAGCCTCTGCCACGGGCTACCAGGGCACAGCCTCTGCCACGGGCGACCAGGGCGCAGCCTCTGCCACGGGCAAATCGTGTGTAGCTCTGAGCACCGGGGTTAACGGTAAGGTCATGGGAGCAATTGGGAACGCCATCGTATGCGTGGAGCGAGGAGAATTTGATGGAAATACATATCCAATTAAGACGATCCTATCCGCCGTTGTGGATGGGGGAATCATCAAGCCCGATGTCTGGTACACAGTGGAGAACGGAAAGTGGGTGGAGGCAAAATGACAGACAGACGGACGAGGACACGGCAGCAGATGCGGAGAGAGCGCCGGGTGGGGCTGGCCTATCTGGCGGCCATGATCGGGCTGGTGATTTTGGGCAAATGCTTCTGGGACGCCCTGCTGGCGGCGCTGGCCATGGCGGCAACCTAAACGACTTTACAGCTGCCGGTGCAGATGGCTCCGGCGGCGCGGGAGGGATCTATTTTGTGCAAGACTAAGACAATGACGCTACCCACGGCGGAGAGCGTCACGGGCGACATCCTGGACCGGTTCGGTCCGGGAAAAGTGTGGCAGGTGGAGCGTCTGGGCAACCGCATTTTCCGGGCCTGGCTGACCTGCGGGGCGGTGGCCCTGGCCACGGTCGGGCAGGACGGCGGGCTGACCATCCAGGTCATGGAGGGCTGGGTATGAGCGACGAGCGGACGATCCGCACAGGGCCGCGCAAGGGGTTTGTGGTGCTGTACCGGTCGGCGGCCCAGGATGCCCGTCTATCTCTGGAGGCCCGGGGCCTGTTGGTGATGATGGCAAGCCTGCCTGACAACTGGTCATACAGCGAGACGGGGTTGGCCAGCAAGGCCGGGTGCGGTCGGCAAAAGGTCAACCGGATCCTGCGGGAGCTGATCGACGCCGGGTATCTTCTGCGGGAGCAGCGGCACGGAGAAAACGGAAAATTCACCTCCTGCACCTATGTTTTGCAGGAGGAAGCACCCGCCGGAAAGGCCAAAAAAGAACCGTTGTATGAAAAACCGTCAACGGCTCAACCGTCAACGGTTAAACCGTCGACGGGAAATCAGGCACTAAATAATAAAGAAGAAAAGAATAAAGAAATAAATACCCCCCTTACCCCCCAGAGGGGGGCGCGGACGGAGCGCAAGAGCAAGTACGATCTTGCGGAGGACGCAAAGCCCATCCTCCGGTCCTACGTCAAGGACGACGGAGAGCTGGCCCGGCTCCTGGTGGATTTTATCGACACCCGTAAGAAACTGCGGGCTATCAACTCCACACGGGCGATTCTGATCCAGTTGGACGCCCTGGAGAAACTGAGCGGCGGAAACCGGGAGCAGAAAATCGAGCTTCTGAAACAGTCCATCGGGAACAGCTGGAAGGGCATTTTCCCGCTGAAGGCTGGCGGACGGCCCGCCCAGGCGGAGCCGGAACGGCTGGAGCTGGTGCAGGGGCCGGGGGTGTATGACTTATGAGCCAGACGCCGAGCCGGTACTATGAGGCCCAGATCGGCGTGCTGGGCTCCATGCTGATCGACGGGACGCACACGGCTGGCCTGGTGATGCAGGGGGTGCAGGCAGAGGATTTTACCGGCCCCAACCGGGCGGTGTTTGACGCCTGCCGAAAACTGTTCCAGTCGGGCAAGCCCATTGACGCTGTGACCGTCGGCCACCTGCTGGGCCAGGAGTATCAAAAGCTTCTGCTTGACCTGATGGACCTGACGCCAACGGCGGCCAACGTGCGGGAGTATATCTCCCTGACGGTGGAGCAGTCCAAGCTGGCCAAGCTCAAGGACCTGGGGTCAGCTCTGATGGGTTGCGTGGACGCGGATGAGGCCCAGAGCCTGCTGGCTCAGGCCAACCGGATCGCCGGAGGACGGCCCAGCGTGCGGGTGGTGTCCATGGAGCAAGGGCTGCTGGACTTCTACGAGCGCCAGCGGACTAAGGCGGTACATATCCCCTGGGGTCTGCCCAAGGTGGACGGGGCTATGATGTCTGAGTTTGGGGATTTTATCATTCTGGGCGGCGAGCCGTCCACGGGTAAAACGGCCCTGTCCCTGCAAATGGCATGGACGCAGGCAGAAAATTACCGGGTTGGGTATTTTAGCCTGGAGACCAAGCCGGAAAAGATGATCGACCGGGCGGTGTCCGCAGTCACAGGGGTGGACTTTGGCAAGATCAAGCGGCACCAGATGGCCCCTGATGACTGGGAGGCCTGCGAGGCCAGATCCTCCGGCATGGTAGGGCGCAAACTGGAGATTATCCAGGCGGGAGGCCTGTCGGTGCTGGACATCCAGGCCATGACAGCGGCGGGCCGGTATGAGATCATCTACATCGACTATATCCAGCTGGTGGCGCCGGAGGACCGGCGGCGGTCTGATTTTGAGCAGGTGACCCAAATCTCCAAGGACTTGCACACCCTGGCCCAGACCACTGGGGTGACGGTGATTGCCCTGTCCCAGTTGGCGCGGCCCCAGTCCGGACAAGGCAAAGTCAAGTCCCCGGGTATGCACTCGCTGAGGCAGTCGGGACAGCTGGAGCAGGACGCCGACGGGATCCTGCTGCTGTATCTGGAGGAGCCGGGAAACACGCGGGCGCGGAGGTGCCTGCAACTCGCCAAAAACAAAGAGGGCGAGGCCGGGGGCGTGGACTATCTGGCCTTTGACGGCGCCCACCAGCGCTTCCGGGAGTCGCTGGCCCAGGCGGCCAAACCGATGCCCACCAAGCCGGTGCAAACGGCATTTTATGACATCCCGGGCAGCGGGACGCTGCCCTTTGACGACCAGGAGGAGGACAAGGCCGGGATGCCATTTTGAGGAGGAGATTGTTGGATGATGTTAGATAATCTGTATTTGTGCGACCCTGTAAAGAATCATTCCTGCCGAAAAACGAACTGTCACAACCCCTGTTATCACACAAGCAATCCGGATTTTGCCTGGTGGCCTGGGCTGCGAGTCAAACTCGACCAGGGCGCGTATCTGCCCCAGCGGGCCCACGACACCGACGCGGGGCTGGATCTGCGCACGCCGGTGGACGCCTACGTCCGGGCCGGGGGCAGCACGGTGATCGACACCGGGGTGCATATCCAGCTGCCGCCGGGGACGGTGGGGATGCTCAAGAGCAAAAGCGGACTTAATGTCAAGGACGGGATCGTGAGCGAGGGCGTGATCGACGAGGGCTACACCGGGACCATCCTGGTCAAGCTGTACAACCACGGCACCGAGGCCAAGCAGTTTAGCCGGGGGGACAAGATCACCCAGCTGGTGGTGCTGCCGGTGCTGTATGTGAGGGTGGAGCAGGCGGAGGAGATCCAGGGCGGGCCCAGAGGAGGTAATGGGTATGGGAGCACGGGGAGGTAACGCTATGACTGACCAGGAGTTGATCAAGGCTTTGAAGGCCATTAAGGTCGAGATTGGGAGCCTCGCCTGCGAGGGCTGCGGACATGAGCATAACTGCGGGGTCCACGGTTGCGCGATTATGAGATCGGCAGCCGACCGACTGGAGGAGCTTGGGCAGCGGGTTCCACGGTGGATCCCGGTGACGGAGCGACTGCCTGACGATGATGATGGCGACTGGTGCCTGGTTTACGCTGACGGGCAAGAGGGCTCTTTGGTTTACCTCGGCGCTGTTATTTGTGCTGACTACGACTGGACCACCGGGAATTTTTTTGACGGCAGCATCTGCATCACAAACCTTGTACGATACTGGATGCCCATGCCGGAAGCGCCGGAGAGGGAAAAGTTATGAATATTGTTTCCTTTGGCGGAGGCACCAACAGCACCGCCATGATCATCGGAATGTATCTGCACAAGATCCCCATCGACCTGATCCTGTTTGCCGACACGGGCGGAGAGCAACCCCACACCTACGAGTTCATGGAGACATTCAATGAGTGGCTGGTGAAGCATGGGATCCCGAAGATTGTCTCCGTGGAGTATCACGACAAGGATGGGAACCGTCTGACGCTGGAGCAGGAGTGCATCAACAGCGGGAGGTTGCCCTCGATCGCCTATGGATTAAAAAAATGCTCTCTCAAACACAAGATCGGGACGCAGGAAAAGTTCTGCAACAACTACCAGCCGTGCAAGGATGTGTGGGCCAGCGGCCAGCGCGTCCACAAGTACATCGGCTACGACGCCGGGGAGACGCGGCGCATCCAACACGCTGCGCCCATCGACGAAGCGGACAAAAAGTACGAAAAACACTATCCGCTCTACGAGTGGGGATGGACGCGCGAGGAGTGTGTGCGGGTGATCGAGCGGGCCGGACTGCCCAGGCCGGGGAAAAGCTCGTGCTTTTTCTGCCCATCTATGAAGAAGAAAGAAATACAGGCGCTGTGGGAGAACTACCCTGATCTCTTCGAGCGGGCTATCGCGCTGGAACACGGGAGCGCTAAGACAAATGTGAACGTAAAAGGGCTTGGGCGCGACTGGTCATGGGAGAGCTACTACAACGAGTTCATGGCAAACAAGGAGTTCGAGGAGGCGCAGCTGACCTTTGACCAGTTGTTCCCGGACGGCCCCGGCGGGTGCCTATGCGGCGCTCCGTGCGGGTGCTGCGACGGATGAGGAGGCCAACCGATGCAAGTTTTAATAGCCTGCGAGGAATCGCAGACGGTCTGCAAGGCGTTCCGGGATCTGGGGCACGAGGCTTACTCCTGCGACATCCAGGAGCCCAGCGGAGGGCACTTGGAGTGGCACATCCTGGGGGATGCGCTGACGGCCATTCAGGGGGGGCAAGTGACCACTATGGACGGACAGACCCATGATGTGGGGCGGTGGGAGCTGCTGATCGCACATCCGCCGTGTACTTATCTGACATCGAGCAGCGCTGTCCGGCTGTTTAGCCCAGATCATACCATTAAGGACTGGTCCCGTGAGCAAAAGGGCTGGGAGGCGAGACAGTTTTTCCTCCAACTGTTGACTTGCGGAATTGAAAGAATTGCAGTGGAAAACCCTACCCCGCTTGGTTGGTTCCGGCTGCCGCCGTACAGCCAAATCATTGAGCCGTATATGTTTGGTGATCCTTGGAAAAAGAGGACGTGCCTGTGGCTGCGGGGTTTACCTGATTTGGTCGAGACCGATGTGGTTGATCCAAAGGGACTGTGGGTTGGGAGCACATCGGGCCGTGACGGGTGTACCGGACGGATCAAGACAGGCTATACGTTGGCGTCGCATAGAGACTCAAAGTCCAGAGCAAAGACGTTTCCCGGCATTGCCCGGGCCATGGCGGAGCAGTGGGGGAGGATTGGAGGTTGAATGATGGAACGGCTGACCTTTGAGGGGAATTTTTGCGACATCGCGCAATGTGATGTGGTGGACGCCGCCAATTATCTGATGTTCCGGTTCATGTTTCCCATGCCGGGAGAATTTTTTAAAACCACGGACGACTCCGGCAGCGTGGGCACGGTTGGCACGCCGCTGAACATGGAGGGCGGACGCTTATGAGCGGGATGCTGGACAGGCTCCGGGCCCGCCACGAGGCTGAGCTGCGGGTCACCCGGCGGGTGGTGCGGCAGGAAATGGCGGACATGGCCGTGCTGGCCCTCCATCGGGCCTTTGGTTTTGGCCCGGACCGATGCAAGCGATTTATGACCGAGCTCAACCAGGTGGCGCAGGAGGTTGGCGAGCTGGTGGACGGAGACACCAAGGACGGTATGTTTGCAATTGCACGGTTTGAGGCCTGCTTGCAGGAGGCCGAGGGGCCGTACTACGCCGCCAGAGCCGAGCGGTACGGATGGGAGGACTGAGGATGGCGAGTCAACCATGTTGGACCTGCCAAAAGTATTACGGCGGATGCAACTGGACGGCCCGGGACCCGGCGACGGGACAGCTGCAATTTAAACCGGTGGAGGGCTGGGAGGCGATCCATAGGGTCTATGGCGAGTATCAGAGGTACGGGATAAAGGCTGTTGAGAGCTATGAGATCATCTCGTGCCCTGAGTACGTCTCTGACGGATCAGACAGTCGGCGGAGCCGTTTCCCCCGGGGATGGGAAAAAGAGTTAGACGACGAGAGGAGCATTTGAGTGCTGAATCATATTGTTATCATGGGCCGCCTGGCCCGGGACCCGGAGCTGAGACGCACACAGACGGGGACGCCGGTGGCGTCCTTCCGTCTGGCAGTAGAGCGAGACTTCAAGGACAAGGCCAGCGGGGAGCGCATCACCGACTGGATCGACGTGACGGCCTGGAGCTATACGGCGGAGTTTGTCTGCAAGTATTTTACCAAGGGCCGTATGGCTGTGGTGTCGGGGCGTCTGCAAACTCAGGAGTGGACTGACCGGGACGGCAACAAGCGCCGCTCTGTTGGCGTGGTGGCTGACAGCGTTTACTGGGGAGACTCCCGGCGTGAGGGTGACGGACAGAGCGCAGCGGAAGCGGCTCCGGCTTATCAGCCCCGTAAGGAGTTTGAGGCGCTGCCCGATGATGATGGCGAGTTGCCATTTTAAGGGGGTGGCTGGATGAAATTGGGAGATAAGGTGGTCCGAATGCCGGTCACCATCGAGCATCCGGTCATTACAGACCGGGGAGCAATCAGGAGTGAGCGGAGGCCCATGAGCGGGCGAGTCGTTTACATCCACCCGCTGGGGCGTTTCCATCTGGTCGAGTTTGACACGCCGGGTGGACCGGTCCGGGAAACATTTTTGGGGGTGTAGTAGATGGACGTGCTGGTGATCAAATGCTACAAGCAGACCATAGAGGAGCTGCGGGAACTGCGGGATTTTGCTGTGGAGTCTTTGGCACGGGGTGTGCTGGTGCTGGGTGCGGGGTGCAGTTGGTCAGTGGAGGATCTGCCCGAGCGGGTGCAGGTTGACGCCCCGAGGCTGACGGGCAAAGCGGAGACCGAGCTGCTGCGGGAGAAAAACATTGAGTTTAGGGTCGGCCCGCAGATCATCCCCGATGCCGGAGCAAAACGAAAACGGGAGATTTTGGACCGGCTGACCACGTATCGTAAGCTCCACGGGCAAGGCTGCTTTGCGTCGCTTGAGGGCGCCCAGGGCGTAAACGCCACCTTGATGCGTGGACTGTTGACGGGGCTGACCAAAGCGGACATGCAGACCTGGGAGGCCGTGGACAAGGCCCTGGACAAACTGGAGGGCGGCCATGGGTGAGCGCCTGTGGTACTGCACCAGACAGCGGGCCGGGCCTCTGGTCAAGGAGTGCCGGGCACTAAGGCCCAGGCTGTCCGCTGATGATACGCCGTGGGAGCGCCGGGAGAAAAACAAGATCCTGGTACCGCCAAGGGACAGCGCGGTCTGTCACAACACGGTGGATCGTTTGGAGCTGCGGCTGGCGCTGTTTGGCTTTGAGGGGTGCTGCTACACGCTGACTTTTGACGAGGATCACCTGCCGCTCAAGTTCCGGGATGCGCGGGCGGCGGCGAGAAACTTTTGGGTCAAGCTCCAGCGCTGGAACGGAGGGAAGCCGTTTGACCGTGTGTCATTGATCGAGGGCAAGCACGGAGACAGGAGGTATCACCTTCATGCGGTGCTCCGGTACGGGCAGTTTCCTCCCGCAGTGATCCAACACCTATGGCAGTCCGGCTTTGTGGATGACGAGCCGCTGCTGCGGGGTCCGGCGGACAGTTATCGCCGCATGGCCAGATACTACACCAAGGAGTCCACGGACGGGATCATTATCCCGACGGGATCGCGCCCGTGGACCTCCAGCAGGACGCTGACCCGGCAGCTGCCGCCGCCCAAAAAGTGGATGTCCACCAGCGGAAATATCCGTATTCCAAAGGACGCATATGCCTGCGGGCGGAACCAGGTCCAGAATGAATTTGGAGTCTACAACTACGCCTGGTACATCGACAAAGCGCCCGGGAATTTTTTTATTTAAAGGAACTTGAAATATAGTCGGATAATACGCACATTTTTAAAAAGGCGGTGATAAGTGTTGAAAAACCAAAGCGAACATGGTAAACTAAGCATAAAGGACGGATGGGTTATGTGCCCTTCCTGCCGAGCGATGAAACTACTCCGACTCCCGCCAGACGGCAAAGTCAAAGCTTTTGTCTTTTGCCGACACTGCAAGCGGGAGCAATATCTGGATATCGATTTGAGCCTGAGCCAATGAGCCTGAGCCGTATGTAACGCGAGAGCGTTCATGTCGGTTCGGGCTCTTTTGTTTTGCCCGGAGGTGATAGCCCGGAGCCAAAAGCCTGAGCCGACACGATGGAGGGAACCATGTGGAACGGGTACAGAACTCAACGTTGGAAACGACTACGGGCGGCGGCCCTGCGGCGGGACGGTTATCAATGCCGGGAAAATCTGCGGTATGGCCGGAAAATCGATGCCTGCTATGTACATCACGTCTGGCCTGCTGAGGACTACCCGGAGTATGCCTGGTGCCTGTGGAATCTGGTCTCGTTGAGCAAGCAAAGCCATGAGGCCATGCACGACCGGGTGACTCACAAGCTGACGCCGCTGGGTGAGTCCTGGAGGCGCAGGGTATCCCCCCCGGTATCTCCTCCCGATTCCGTGCCGTTTGCGTAATGGGGCGGGAAGTTTTTCCGACGGAGGGAGGAAAAACCCGGGGAGGGGTAAACGAGATCGCAGAGACCCACGCGGGCGCGGATGAGCGCGACGCGAGCGCGAACGACGCGGGCGGGCGCGAGGACCACTCCCCTGCCCCGCTGATTTGACCGGAGGTGAGCCGATGGGCCGGGAGGCCATGATAAAAGCCGACATGGAAGCCGTCGGCACTTACAACCCGATTTTTGACAAGACCATCAAGGCCCTGGCCCGGACGGAGCGCGAGCTGAGCCGGGCCGAGAAAACCTGGCGGGAAAACGGGGCGCAGCTGGTGGCCAAGCAGGTGAACAAGGCCGGGGCCGAGTATCTGGCCCGGGACCCCTACTGGGCGGCGGTGGACAAGCTGCGGGCGGACGTACAATCGCTACGGACGCAGCTGGGGCTGACGCCCAAGGCGCTGAAAGCTGTACAGACCAAGCTGGCGGAGACGGCCAGCGGAAAGCGCAGCCGTCTGGCCGAACTGATGGACGCGGCCCACGAGCACGCCATGACTCACGCCGGAGATTACCAGGCGGAGGTGGACGGCTACGTCAACGGGGTGCTGTCCGGAGAGACGGTGGCCTGCGAGGAGATCGTATTAGCCTGCAAGCGCTATGTGCGGGACCTGGAAAACCCAAAATGGGATTTTCGCTTTGAACCGGCCTGCGAGATCATCGCCATCATCGAGACCATGATGTGTCACCAGCAGGGGGAATTTATGGACGGCACGCCTTTGCGGGGTACGCCCTTCCTCCTTCTCCCCTACCACAAGTTTATCGTGGCCAACATCATGGGATTTTACCAGAAGGGCACCCAGCTGCGGCGGTTTACCGAGGCCCAGGACTTTATCCCCCGAAAAAACATCAAGACCACATTCGCGGCGGCTCTGGCCTGGGCGCTGGCCCTGTATTACGCACCGTCCGGCTCCAAGGTGTACGAGGTAGGCGGCGCATTAAAGCAGGCGCTGGAGGGCTTTGATTTTATCAAGTACAACATCAAGCGGCTGCACCTGACCACCGAGGACGACCAGGAGAACGGCCTGCGGGTCATCAACAACAACATGGAGAGGTCCATCACCGGAGACCTGGGCGACGCTGGATTTATCAGCATCAACGCACTGGCGGCCAGTGTGGACAAGCAGGACAGTTTTAACTGCAACATCGTCATTGCCGACGAGGAGCACACCTACAAGAGCCCACAGCAATACCAAGTCCTGAAGGACGCAACCAAGGCATACTCCAACAAGCTGGTGATCGGGATCTCCTCCGGCGGCAAACTGTCCCACGGATTTTTAGCCCGGCGCGTGGAGTACTGCCGGAAAGTGCTGAACGGCACCCTCACCGGGGACGCTGCGGACAGTCTGTTTATCTTCCTGGCCTGCGCCCCGCGAATGGATAACGGAGACGTGGACTACACCAACGAGCAGGTATTGGCCGGGTGCAACCCCGGGTGGGGACAGTCAATCCGTCCCCAGGACATGCTGAACGACGCGGCCCAGGCCAAGGACGACCCACAGCTGCGGCCCGAATTTTTGCAGAAGTCTTTGAACGTATTTACCGCGGAACTGAAGGCTTGGTTTGACGTGGAGGAGTTCCGGGCCAGTGACCGGCAATATAACTGGACACTGGATGACCTGCGGCGGCTGCCCATCCGATGGTACGGCGGAAGCGACCTATCCAAGCTCCACGACCTGACGGCGGCCTGTCTGTTTGGCCACTACAAAGGGGTGGATATCATCATCCCCCACTGCTGGTTCCCGGTGACGGCGGCCATGGTCAAGGCCAACGAGGACCAGATCCCCCTGTTTGGGTGGAAGGACGACGGCTGGCTGGACATGTGCAACGACAAGGTGCTCAACCACTCCGACGTGGTCAAGTGGTACATGGCCCGGCGGGCGGATGGATTTAAGATTCGCCGGATCGGACACGACCGGAAATTCTGCCGGGAGTACTACGTGGAGATGAAAAAGCAGCACTTCCCCATCAAGGACCAGCCCCAGCTGTTCACCCGGAAAAGCGAGGGATTCCGGTATCTGGAAGCAAGCGCCAAGCGGGGCACCCTGTACTACTGCCACGCGGAGCCCTTTGAGTACTGCGTGCAGAACGTGCGGGGCATTGAAAAGAGCGACGACATGGTTATGTACGAAAAGTTGGAGCCGCACCTGCGCATTGATGTTTTCGACTGCGCGGTGTTTGCGGCCTGTACCTATCTGGAGGATTTGGAGGCGGGCGGGAAGTCCGCCGCCTGGTTTGGAGGTGAGGATAAAGAGTGAGCAAGAGACAGCGGAAAACTCCACCCAAGGCGAGGGACAAGCCCAACAGCTCCTGCATGGCCTGGCTGTGCGGAGCGGACGCCTTTGACACACTGACCTGTCAGGGCTACACAAGTCTGGCCCAAAACCCGGAGATCATCGCCGGGGTGGACGCCATCGCCCGGGCCATTGGCTCCATGAGCATCCACCTTCTGCGCAACAGCACGGACGGTGACTTGAGGGTGTTCGACGGGCTGGCCCGGAAACTGGACATTGACCCCAACGCCAACATGACACGGTCGGCCTTTATGGCGTGGATCGTGAGGACCATGTATCTGGAGGGCAACGGAAACGCGGTGGTTTGGCCCCAGACGGAAAACGGACGGCTGGGTGACCTGATCCCCATTCCCCCGGCCTATGCGTCCTTTGTGCCGGACGGCTGGGGCTATCAGGTGTATATCAACGGGCAGGCCCACCGACCTGACGAGGTGCTCCACTTTACCATTGGCTCTGACAGTCTCTACCCTTGGCTGGGCACGGGATACCGGGTGTCCCTGGGCGAGGTAGCCAACAACCTGAAACAGGCGGCCCGGACTGAAAAGGGCTTTATGGAGAGCAAGTGGAAGCCCTCTTTGATCGTCAAGGTGGACGCACTGACGGAGGAGTTTGCCAGCCCTTCCGGGCGGCGAAAGCTGCTGGAGTCCTACGCCATGAGCGGACAGGCCGGGGAGCCGTGGATGATCCCGGCGGAACAGTTTAGCGTAGAGCAGGTAAAGCCGCTGACCTTGTCAGACCTGGCGCTGGATGCCATGGTGACGCTGGACAAGCGGACGGTGGCCTCTGTGCTGGGGATCCCGCCCTTTGTGCTGGGGGTGGGCGAGTTCAGCCGGGACGCGTGGAACAACTTTGTAAACAGCACACTGATGCCCCTGGCCAAGGCCATGGAGCAGGAGTTTTCCCGGAAGCTGCTGGGATCCCCGGAGCTGTTTTACCGGTTTAACAGCCGGAGCCTGTATAGCTACTCCATCACCGAGCTGGTGGCGGCGGGGGCCGAGATGGTGGACCGCATGGCCCTGCGGCGGAACGAGTGGCGCAGCTGGGTGAATCTGCCGCCGGACGAGGACATGCAGGATCTACTGGCGCTGGAAAACTACCTGCCAGAGGACCGGCTGGGCGACCAGAAGAAATTAAACCCAAAGGAGGGGGAATAGCGTGGAGCACAGATTTATCCCCATGGACAGGATGGAGACCCGGGAAGAAAACGGAGATTTGTACCTGGAGGGTTACTTTTCCGTATTTAATGCCATCTATGAGCTGTGGCCCGGGGCCACAGAGAGCATCGCCCCCGGAGCCTTTGACGAGAGCGTGACCGATGATGTCCGCTGTCTCTACAACCACAACAGCGACCTGGTGTTGGGGCGGACCACCGCCCGGACGCTGGAGCTGCGGCAGGACAGCAAGGGCCTGTGGGGGCGGGTGCAGATCAACCAGGAGGACACGGAGGCGATGAACGCCTACGCCCGGATCAACCGGGGGGACATCACGGGGTGCTCCTTTGGCTTTGACATCGCGGCCCAGGAGACGGAATACCGGGAGGACGGGACCGTACACTGGACGATCACCAAGGTCAAGCCGCTGTATGAGGTTTCCCCCTGCACCTTCCCGGCCTACGAGGACACCTCCGTTTCCGCCCGGAAACGAGACCTGGACGAACTGCGCCGGAAGCGCAGCGAGGTATGGAAAGCCCAGGCGCTGGAGCGCCTGCACAATAAACCCTGACAAAAGAAAGGAGAGCAACCATGCTGAAAGCACTGATGCTCCGGCGCTCCATTGACGCCAAGAAGGCGGAGCTGGCCGCGCTGGAAGAAAAGGACGCCGAGTTTGTGACCCGGGAGGCGGCACTGGAGACCGCCATCAACGAGGTGGAGCCCGGCAACGCCGAGCAGGAGGCGGTCGTGACCGCCGAGATCGAAAAGTTTGAGAACGAGCGGACCACCCACCAAGACCAGAAGCAGGCCCTGGCCGAGGAGGTCCAGCACATGGAGGACGAGCTGGAGGAGCTGGAGCGCAGCGCCCCCAAGCCCCAGAAGAACGGCCCCGAGCACGGGGAGAAAGTGAGAGGTGACATGCACATGGAGACCATCAACATCCGGGCCCTGCCCCGCAACCAGCGGGCCTTTGACGCCCTGAGCGGCGAGCGCCGCGCCGCCATTCTGGCCCAGGAGGACACCAAGACCTTCCTGGCCCAGCTGCGCAGCATGAAGGGCCAGAGCCGGGCCGTGACCGGCGGCGAGCTGACCATTCCCGTGGTATTCCTGGACCTGATCGCTCAGAACATGTACCGGTACAGCAAGCTGCTGAACCGCGTGCGAGTCCGCAACGTGATCGGCGGTGCCCGCCAGACCATCGCGGGCACCGTGCCCGAGGCCGTGTGGACCGAGATGTGCGCGGCCATCAACGAGCTGACCTTTGCCTTTAACCAGATCACTCTGGACGGCTACAAGGTGGCCGGGTTTGTCCCCGTTTGCAACTCCCTGCTGGAAGACAACGACGTCAACCTGGCCAGCTGGATCGTGGAGATGCTGAGCGAGTCCATCGGCCTGGCCATGGACAAGGCCATCCTGTACGGCAAGGGCACCGGGATGCCTCTGGGTATCGTGACCCGTCTGGCCCAGCAGAGCGCCCCCGCCAACTACCCCGCCAACGCACCCGCCTGGGAGGACCTGCACACCACCAACATCAAGCAGATCGGCGGCGACAGCGTGACCGGCGCAGCCTTCTGGGCCGCCCTGGTGGAGGCTACCGGCAACACCTTCACCCGCTACAGCCGCGGCGAGCAGTTCTGGACCATGAACTCCAAGACCTACGCCAAGCTCAAGAGCAAACTGATCACCTTTACCGCTACCGGCGACATTGTGGCCAACATCTTCGGCGTGCTGCCCATCGTCAACGGCGATGTGGACATCCTGGAGTTTATGCCCGATGGCGACATTGTGGGCGGCTACGGCGACCTGTACCTGCTGGCCATGCGCAGCGGCATGACCATTGAGCCCAGCCGCGAGGTGCAGTTTATCCAGGACAACACCGTGTATAAGGCCAAGCAGCGGGCCGACGGCCAGCCCATTATCCCCGGCGCGTTTGTGGCCATCAACATCAACAACGTGGCCGTGACCACGGTGATGGACTTTGCGGCCGACACCGCCAACGACGCCGACCTGGACGGCATCACGGGCCTGACCCTGACCCCCAACTTTGACGCCGACGTGACCGCCTACACCGCCACCATGAGCGCTGCCGGTGCTGTGACCGCCACTCCCGCCCAGGCGGGCGCCGACGTGGCCCTGGCCTACAACGGCAAAAACGTGGTAAACGGCGGCACCGTGACCCCCGTGACCGGCACCAAGGATCTGGTGATCACCGTCAAGCGCGGCAACGCCACCAAGGTGTATACCGTGGCCGTGACCAAGTCCTGAGCCTATGACGGACGCGGACATTTTGACCGTGCTACGGTCCGACCTGGGGGATCTTTACCCCAGTGAGCAGCGGCTGGCGTACCTGACCCAGGCCGTCAACGCGGCCAAGGAGTTTATTGCCCGGGAGGGCGTGACTCTGACGGACAGCGTGGAGGACGGACAGCTGGTGGAGATGTACGCGGCCTATCTGGTGCGCAAGCGGGCATCCAGCGGGGGCGACTCCGTGTCCGGGGCCATGCCCCGGATGCTCCGCTGGGCACTCAACAACCGGCTGTTTGCCCAAAAGGCAGGTGGCGCAGATGGTACTTGATTCTGGTGAGCTGACCGTCTGGCGGGGAGCAAACGTCTCCCCGCCCGGCGGGATGCCGGTACAGACCTACACCCAGGTGTGGGCCGGGTGCTACGGGCTGCGGACGGTTGGGATCAACCGCTGGTACGCCGGGCAGCAGCACGGGGACCGCTCCGACCTGCTGGTGCGGATCCAGCGGACTTACACAATCAACCCGGCGGAGGACAGGGTGGTCCTCTCCCCCTATGACCACGAGGACAAGGGGGTTTACCGGATCACCCAAAAGCAGGACGTACTGGACGAGGACAACCTGCCCGCCACGGACTTGACCTTAGAGAGGAGCGCTGGGATCGATGCTGGACAGATTACGGGACGCACTGGCTGAGCTGGGAGCGGCCTATCACTACTTTGCCCAGCCCAACGCCGTGCCGCCCTATCTCGTATGGGCGGAGGACGGCAGCGAGGACCTGGAGGGAGACAACGCACACACCGAGGCCGGGTACTCCGGCACCATCGACCTGTACACCAAGACGGAGGACGACCCGCTGACGGCGGCCATCCGTGGGGTACTGGACGGGCTGGAGTGCGCCTGGTATCTCAACTCCGTGCAGTATGAGGCGGAGAGCGGCCTGCTGCACTACGAGTGGGTGTGGGGGCTGGTGTGATGGCACAGATCAAGTTTCCGGGGCTGGCGGAGTATGAGCGCAAGCTGTCAAGGTTGAGCCGGGCGGTCAAGGACGAGATCGCGGCCAAGGCCATCTATGCCGGGGCGGACATTGTGGCCGACGAGGTGCGCAGCGCTATCGAGGGGCTGCCCATCGTGACGGGCTACGGCACATCGGAGCACCCGCTGCCCGGAGGCGTGACGGCCACCCAGCGGCAGGGGCTGCTGGACGGATTTGGCATCGCCCCGCTGCGGGACGACCGGGGATTTCTCAACGTCAAAATAGGCTTTGACGGGTACAACCGGACCAAGACCAAGCAGTTTCCCGGCGGCCAACCCAACCAGCTGGTGGCCCGGGGCGTGGAGAGCGGCACCAGCTGGAATCAAAAGCACCCCTTTATCCGGCCCGCCGTGACCCGGAGCCGGAAAAAAGCCGAGGCCAAGATAGCCGAGGTGCTGGCGCAGGAAATCGGGAAAATAATGGAATAAAAAAGCCTCCCCAGACGGGGAGGCAAAGGCTTACAGCGCGGTAATCTTTTGATCTTCGATGCGGCACAGCTCTTTGAGCTTGGCCGCAACCTTAGGGCCGTGGTAATAGCGGGTATCCTTAAAGCACAGGAGACCATCCGAGCCATCGGAGGCGGTATAGCTGATGATGAGATACATGTCCCGCTCTTTGACCTCTTTGGTCCCAGTGCCACTCACCGCGCCGACCATGGCACCGACCTCTCCAAACAGCAGACCGCCAGCCACGGCGCGGCCAATGACCGACTTGTTTTTCTCCACGATCTTTTCCTTCAGACCGTAAAACACGTCGGTGACCTGGCTGTATTGCAGGGTGACAGGTGTTTTGACCACGAGATTAGATAGTTCCAGGTGGTCATCGTACAGGGCCAGCTCTGTCATATCCCCCTTGCGGATAGGCCCGATATCGGCCTGCGGGCAAAAATAGTCGCTGCCCAAACTGCCCTTTTTCTTGAACAAAAACCCCATTGTAATCCCTCCTTGTTGAGAACATTTTAACTTCCCTGCCTTGCGCTGTCAAGGCAAGGCTGAAACGAAAGGAGCCTGAGCTATGGCTGTTATTGGTTTGAGCAAACCCTATTACGGCATTTACAGCGCGACCGGCAACGCGGTGAGCTACGCCAACGGCGCTGTGATGGGCAAGGCCACAGAGGCCAATATTGAGATTGACACCACAGAGGACAACAACCTTTACGCGGACAACGGCATTGCAGAGACCGACCGCAGCTTTGCCGGCGGCACCCTGACCCTGAGCACCGACGACCTGAGCCAGGAGGTGACCAAGGCCATCCTGGGCCTGACGGAGACCGCCATCACCGGGATTGAGGGCGTGACGGACACATCCGTCAAGGAGCTGGTGTACGACGACACCCAGAACACCCCCTATCTTGGCGTGGGCTTTATTATCAAGAAAAAGGTGGGCGGCGCGTACAAGTGGCGGGGCGTGGTGCTGAGCAAGGTGATGTTTTCGGTGCCCGCCGACGCTGCCACCACCCAGGGCGAAAGCATCGAATGGCAGGTGCCGGAGCTGAGCGCGACCATTATGCGGGACGACAGTGAGACCCACATGTGGAAGCGGGAGGCAACCTTTACCACCGAGGCCCAGGCCGAGGCCTACATCAAGGCGCGGCTTAACATCACGGAGGCAGCATGAGGACGGCGCGGATCACTATCGACGGGGCGGAGCACCTGTTGTGTTTTTCCGCCCGCGTCGTCCGCGCCTGTACGGAGCGGTATGGAGACATTGTCAACATCGACGAGGCGCTGACAGGCGGATCGGCTGTACAGGCCATGGACGAGGCGGTGTGGATGATCGCGGCCATGATGGACGCGGGCGCCCGATACGCCAAGCTCAACGGTCTGGACAATCCGCCCCCGCTGACGGAGGAGGAGCTGCTGGACATGTGCGACCTGGGTGATTTTACCCAGCTGACCAGTAAGATCACGGAGACGATCACCAACGGCAAAACCCCCACGGTGGAGGCTGAGCCCGCAAAAAATGCAAAGGCCACTCCGGCGGGCGCGTAAGCGAGCCGGAGTGGCTTTTGTGGTATGGGCTGCGGGTAGGCCTGACCTATGAGCAAGCCCTGGACATCCCCTACGGGGAGCTGCTGGACTTTATGTCCATCGAGCGGATCAAGACAGAGGGCTTTGTCCGGCGGCGGACGCTGACGGACGAGGACATTATCCCAGATGTGAGGTGAGACTATGGCAACAGATATCGGCCCTAAAATTGGCCTTGACGGCGAAAAAGAGTTTCGGGCGGCCCTCCAGTCCATGGGGCAGCAGCTGAAAACCCTGGACACGGAGATGCGGGCGGTGACGTCCGCATTTTCCGCCAATGACCGGAGCCAGGCGGCGCTGTCGGCTCAGTCGGATGTGCTGACCAAAAAGCTGAGCACTCAGGAGGCACGGCTTGCTGAAATCCAGAAGGCCCTGGACTACGCCCGGGCCAACTACGCAGAAAACAGCAACGAGGTGCAGCGGTGGCAGCAGGCGCTGAACAACGCCACGGCGGACGTAAACAAGACCAAGGCGCAGTTGGTCCAGTTAGACAAAGGGCTGGGAGATACCGAGGAAGCCCTGAGCGACGCAGGAAAGCAGGCCGCCTCCTTTGGCGATGTGCTCAAAGCCAACCTGCTGAGCAACATTATTCTCGACGGCGTCAAGCAGCTGGCCAGCGCCGTGAAAAGCATGGCCGGGGAATTTATTTCCTCCGCCGCCGAGGTCAAGGCGGAAACCTCCGCATTTGACCAGACGTTTGGCAACCTGGGCGACACTGCTTCGGCGGCCATCGGCCGGGTGGCCGCAGAGTCCGGAATCTTGCAGACCCGGCTGAACACCCTGGGAAGTAAGATTTACGCTTTTGCCCGGTCCTCCGGCGGCGACACAGAGCAGAGCATGGCCCTGATGGAGCGCGCCCTTCGGGCAGCCGCGGACTCCGCCGCCTACTACGACACCAGCGTGGAGCAGGCCACGGAGACCTTGCAGAGCTTTTTAAAGGGCAACTTTGCCAATGACGCCGCCCTGGGCCTGTCCGCCACGGAAACGACCCGCAACGCGGCGGCTATGGAGCTATTTGGCGACAAGTACGCCAACCTGACGGAGATCCAAAAGCAGGAGACGCTGCTGAAAATGGTGGAGGACTCCCAGCGGCTATCCGGCGCTATGGGCCAGGCGGCCCGGGAGGCCGACGGCTGGGAAAACGTGACCGGCAACCTGAAAGAGACGTGGAGACAGTTCCAGGCCCAGGCGGGCACTCCATTCCTGGAGAATCTGATCCCCTTGATCCAGAAGGTCACAGCAGAGAGCCAGGCATGGATCGACGGTGTGGACTGGGACGGATTCGCGGCTACGGTGACGGACTTTGTCTCCTTGATTCTTAACAACGGGGACACCATTATTGCTCTGATCTCCGGAATCGGGGCCGGGTTTGTGGCCTGGAACGTGGTATCCATGGTAATGGGCCTTGTTAAGGCCATCCAGGCGGCCCAGAAGGCCAACGAGGGCATGACAGCGGCCCAGGCAGCGCTGAACGTGGTAATGAGCGCAAACCCCATCGGGGCGGTCATCACTGTGGTGGCGGCGCTGACGGCGACGGTCATCACCCTGTGGCACACAAACGAGGACTTCCGGAACGCCGTTATTGCCATCTGGGATAAAATCAAGGCGGTTTTTGTCGGCGTGGGCGGAGCGGCAAAGGAGCTGTTTACCCAGACCATCCCAAACGCGGTGAGGACGGCAGTGGACACGCTGGGAAGCCTGCCGGGCAAGGCGCTGCAATGGGGCAAGGACCTGATCGACAACTTTATCAGCGGCATCAAGTCCAAGCTGTCCGCCCTGGCCGACTCCGTCAAGGGCGTGGCCCAGACGGTGCGGGACTTTATCGGCTTTTCCGAGCCAAAAAAGGGGCCACTGTCTAATTTCCACACGTATGCGCCGGATATGATGTCCCTGTTTGCCGGAGGCATCCAGGACAATCTGTGGAGGGTGCAGGACCAGCTGAACAGCATGGGCGGCAACATACAGGACGCCATCCCCACGCCGGCGGTGGATGCGGTGTATAACGCAGCGGCGGGAATGGTCAACGGGCTGGCGTCGGCCAACGCCGGGAACGGCGGAAGCAGCTACACCATCAACCTGCTGCTGCAAAACGGCCAGCAGATCGCAAGCTGGCTGCTGCCAGACCTAAGAGACGCGGCGAGAAATAACCCGGAGGTGGCAAGGGCATGACACAACTGATCGTAAACGGCATCTATCTGCCGGAGACGTCTAAGGACAAATACCAGTGCTACCCCGGGGAGCTGTCCGTCAATGTGGAAATGATCTCCGGGCGGACGGTGCGGGAGGTGCGGGGCCATGTGCAAATGATTACATGGAGCTATGACTACATGGGCAACACCCTGTGGCGGCAGTTGGCGGCAGTGCTGCGGGGAAACACCTCTTTCCCTGTGGTTTATCTGCCGGACGACAGCGACACGATGGTGTCGGGCACGTTTCTGGTGGACAGCATCACCCAGCCCACCTTTGCTTTTTCCAAGGGCGGGGTGGGCCTGTGGCACAACGTGGGCTTTACCCTGCGGGAGGTGAAACCCCATGATTAACTCCTCCGCCGCCTATCAGGCGGCCATTACCGGCGACGCCCGGCGCATCCTGCTGCGGGCCATTATCGACCTGATCTCCCCGGACATCGTATACGGCGCCGGGGAGACCAGCGGACAGATCCCATGGAGCCAGCTGGCCCAGATCCACGACAAGGTTTTTGACACCCCCGCCAAATACGCTACGCTGGAGCACAACCGGTGGACGCTGGACGGGACGTTCGGGATCTTCCCGGACCAGGCGGCGGACGTGACGGGCCATGTGGGATACATCGGGGACGCGCTGGCCGGGGCGGACGGGAGCTTTGCGGCGGCACCGTGGGTGGAGCTGCAATTTTCCGGGGTTTCGGTGCTTCAGGCGTGCAGCGTGTATTTCCCGGACGACGAGTATGACGGCGTGCCGCTGGACTTTACGGTGGAGGTCAAGCAGGGCGGCACGGCGTACTACTCTAAAAGCTTTACGGGCAACCAGGCGGCCAGCGTGGCCCTGTCCGGCTTTACCGTCAACAACCCGGACGCCATCCGTGTGACGGTAAGCAAATGGTCTCTCCCCTACCGCCGGATGCGGCTGGTGGAGATCGTCCCCGGGATCTATGAGCAGTGGGACAACAACATCATTGCAGAGTTTTCCGTCAAGCAGCAGGGCAACGTGGCCTGCACAGCCCTGCCATACGGCACCTGCACGCTCAAGATGGACAACCTGTCCCGGCGGTTTGAGCCGAGGGCCAAGGACGGACTGTTCCAGTCCATTGAGGAGCGGCAGGGCATTGATATTTCCATCGGGGTACGGCTGCCGGACGGGACGGACGACTACAAGCGGGTAGGCATCTACTACCAGTATTCCGGGGGCTGGCGGACCGGGGACAACGGGCTGACCATGCAGTGGGATCTGGTGGACATCATCGGCCTGCTGGCCAGCCGGGAATTTCTGCCGCCCAGCACGCTGCCCACCACGCTGGAGGGCTGGATCGCCGCTCTGGTGGGACAGCTTGGGGTCAATTTTGCCAACCGCTACACGGTGGATCCCAATTACAGCGGGGCGGCGGTGACGGCGTCCTCCGCGGCCGACGTGACGGGCAAGAGCTGCGGGGACATCCTGCGGTGGGCCTGCATGGCCGCTGGAGTGTGGCCCCGGGCGGACGCGGAGACGGGCTATCTGGCGGCGGAGCCCCTGTGGAACGAGGGCAACAAGGTGACGCTGGACAACCTGACCGCCTATCCCATCCTGCGGGCCAACAGCGACGTGGCGGCCATCATCTTTACGCTGCACGACGGCAACGGCACCCAGTACATCGTATCCGGCAACTCCACCGCATCCAGCGAGACGGTGAGTATTGACAATCCGTTTATCCACACCCAGGCCCAGGCGCTGACGGCGGCGCGGATGATTTTGTCCACCTACGGCGGCAACCAGCTGGAGACCACGGGCCGGGGCGACCCCACCCGGGAGATCGGGGACGTGGAGACGGTGTGGCTCAACGAGAGCAGCGCCACCACGGCGCGGCTGATCATGCAGACAATGCAGTTTTCCGGAGGCGTGCTCCAGGGGTGCCAGAGCCAGTTGCTCCAGGCGGACGGGTCGTTCCAATTCCAGGGGCGGGCCCAGATCACGGAGAGCGGGACATGGACGGCCCCGGCGGGTAAGACTCAGCTGCGGGTGATCCTGGTGGGACACGGCGGCAACGGAACGGCGGGCACGGACGGCAGCTGGGACGAGACCGGAACGCCGGGAGAGGCCGGACTGGGCGGGCTGGTATGGGCCGGGACCATCAACATCAACGACGGCCAGAGCTTTACGGTGACCATCGGAGAGAATACCACCTTTGGGGCGTACAGCAGCGCCAACGGAAAGCGATACGCCAACGGCTACACGGACGTAGCCAGCGGGGACAGCTTCGCCCGGACGGGGGTGGCCTCTCCCCTACCTGGCTCCGGCGACGGCGGAGCCGCAGGCAAGGCGGGAGCACAGGGGCAGCGCCGACAGGAGACCAAGGTAAACGAGGACGGCTCCACCACCACCCGGTGGAGGGTATCGGCCTACCCCGGCAAGGGCACCGCCGGCAAGCAGGGCGCCCCCGGCTGCGTGGTGGTGTATTGGGACAAGGAGTGAGGACTATGGATCTTAATCTGATCACCAACCGAACCCAGGCCGACGTGGACCGGGTGGCCGCTTTGGCCGCCCGGGTAAGCGCCGGGACGGCGACGGAGGCCGAAAAGACGGAGTGGGCCAGCGACCTGAAGGGGGCCTACAACGCCAGCGACCTGAACCGGGTGGGGGCCGCCGTGGCCTATGTGGCAGGTCGGCTGAACGGCTACGGATACGCCGTGACGGTAAACCCCAAGCAGGACTGGACGGGCAGCGACATCCCCACAGCGGGGCAGATGGCTGCGTATCTGCAAGACGTGGCCACCCTGCGGGGGGCCATCGCCGTGATGGCCAGCACGCCGCCCACGCCGGAAAGCGCCAGCGGCCTGACCTGGCAAAAGGCCAACAACATCGAGCAGATCCTTTTGGACGTGGACGAGCTGCTGACCTGCATGGCGGCGGCGTGGTTTTACTCCGGCGATTTGTACGCCGCAGAAGTGTAAAGGAGTGAGTTTATGAATGATCGCATTCCACTTTACCCCGGGCGGGTGAAAATGACCCCGGTGGCCGGGCAGGCCAACACCTTTGACATGGTGCGGGCGGACGACCCCACCCAGGCGGGGACGCCGCTGAACAAGGCGACGTTTCTCAAGGACGCCACGGCGGCGCTGTATGGCCTGGGGACGGGGGCGGTGCCGGATGATGTGTTGGCGGAGCTGGGAAAGTATAAGCAGTATTGGTGGAGGAGGAGGATTCCTGCCGGTGAGAGGTATGTGGAGGTACAAAGTGACATTCCTAATGCTATCGGATTGTTTGGCCCGTATGTCGAAACAAGCCAAGTTATATACTCTAAGCAGCTAACAATAGATCAAAATAATGGAACCGCTGCACTTGGAGCCGAATTGACTTTGCCAAAAACAAGTGGGAAAGAATTGGCAGAGGCAATAGTAGCAAACGCCCCTCTTTATGTTTCTGTAAGCGGGACGATTTACTGCATTCCGGATGGTGCAACGGCTGGAGCTGGGAGCAATCCATCGTTTAATACATCGACAATTATGTATTATACATCGTCAAATAAAGATTATGTATACATAAATGGTTCTGGGACTCCACTGGGGAAAACAGTCACCACGGAAAAAAAACAAATCCCCGCTGGCGACTGGGAATATCTCCAGTCCTCCACTCGCTCCGCATATCCCGACAGCGGAACTCAGGACGGCTATGAATATGAGTATCTGGGTGTGCCCTTCGACAACGCGGTGACCGCGCCGAAGATTGAGACCGGCAGCTATGTAGGGACGGGGACGTATGGACAAGCAAATCCCAATACGCTGACGTTTTGGTTTGTGCCGAAATTGGTGTGGATTTATGAGGCAAATAAAAATTATATCTCTACTTCGGCGGGATACAACGGTCTTTGGTTTGCTTCGTGGCCGTATTTGTCATATCTCCTCGATAGTGGAACGACAGTAACAAGATACGCCAGTTTATCAGGGAAAACGTTATCGTGGTATGAATCTTCGAGCGCATTTAATCAATTGAATTACAGCAACATAGTATATACATATTTCGCCATCGGTTAAGAAAGGAGGAACCAAATGAAAATCATTGAAATTATGCCGTTGCCCAACGGAGCACACCGAAACCAGGAAACGACCTCCACCCGCGTCCCCGATGGCTGGGCGGTCATCCCAGAGGGTATGGACATCCCGGAGACCTACCCCTTTGTGGACCTTGTGGTCGAGGGCGGAAGAGTAGTCAGCATGACTGCTGGGGTGGTGCCCGAGCCGGAGCCGGAGCCCGAGCCGGAACCCACGGAGACGGAGCAGCTGCGGGCGGACGTGGACTTCCTGGCGGCTATGGCGGGGGTGACGTTATGAGCGTGTATGAGCTGGCGCAAAAGTATTACCCCCGCCTTTGGGACAAGGAGCGGCTGGAGGCCCTGGTGGCGGCGGGACGGCTGACCAAAGAGGAGTATGACAGTCTGGTGACCGCCGAAAAATAAAGACCGCCGGGGCGGTGGGAGAGGAGACAGAGCATGACAGAGACAATTATCTGCGCGGTGATCACAGGGGGGCTGACTCTGCTGGGGGTGATCATCGCCAACAGCAAGACCCAGGCGGTGACGGAGGCCAGACTGGAGGAGCTGACCCGGGAAGTGCGGGAGCACAACAACTTCGCCCGGCGGATGCCGGTAGTAGAGGAACAGATAAAAGTGATCAACCACAGGCTCCAGGATCTGGAGTACCTGGAGCAGGAACGAAAGGAGAAGTAAAAAATGGACGCAAGATACATCTATGACATCTTTGAGGCAACGGAGAAAAACCGGGACCACGACCTGCTGATCGGTATGGCCAAGCTCAAAGCGGCCAAGCCTCTGCCCGAGGGCATGGACGAGCGGGAGCTGTGCCGGTTTATCGGCAAGCACTACCACGAGCTGGTGGAGGCCTACGCCGCCGGGGACCTGGCGGTAATGGAGGAGGTCGTCCTGGCCTGTGAGGAGCAGGACGCCGAGGACGCAAAGGAGGCGGAGTAATATGGATTTTGGCATTGTTTCTGTGGCGGCTATCACCGTCATCTGCTATCTGGTGGGCATGGTGGTGAAGGCCATCCCCAACATGGAGGACAAGTATATCCCCATCGCCTGCGGTCTGTGCGGGGCGGTGCTGGGCCCTGTGGGCCTGTATCTGGGGCTGGAGGGCTTCCCGGCCAGCGACTACATGACCGCCGTGGCGGTGGGCATCGTCAGCGGCCTGGCGGCCACGGGCATCAACCAGGTGGGCAAGCAGCTGACTAAGGAGTGATTGTATGCTCAAGATCGCCATTGACGCGGGGCACTACAAGGGGACGCCGGGGCGGCGGTGCTTAGCCGCCCTGGACCCAGCCCAGACGGGAGAGTGGGAGCTCAACCGGCGGGTGGCGGACAAGCTGGAGACGTTGCTGGCAGGGTATGACTGCCAGGTCCTCCGGGTGGACGACAAGGCTGGAGACAAGCTGATCGACCTGGGGGACCGGGTGGCGGCGGCCAACGGCTGGCCCGCGGACGTGTATCTGTCCATCCACCACAACGCAGGCATTAAGGGCGGCAGCGGGGGCGGCTGTGTGGTCTACACGGCCCCCGGCTGTCAGGCCAAGAGTAAGGCCCTCCAGCGGGCCGTTTACGGGGCCGTGGTGAGCCGGACGGGGCTGGTAGGGAACCGGGCCACCCCCATGGCGGAAAGCGGCCTGTATGTACTCCGGCGGACGAAAATGCCCGCTATCCTGATCGAGTGCGGATTTATGGATTCCATCACCGACGTGCCGGTGATCCTGGGGCCGTACTTCGCGGCGCAGGTGGCGGACGGGCTGCTGGCGGCGCTGGTGGAGGTATTTAATTTGACGGAGCGCAAGGAGGTGCGGGAGCGCATGAGCTACACCAAGAGGGGCGGGGCCCACATTGTGGAGGTGCCGGTCAAGGACTTTGGGGTCCGGCTGGTGGACAAGGCCAAAAAGACGGCATACAGCGGCAATTACTGCAACGCCGGATTTTTTGGCAACTACAACGAGGGCCGGGACAAGTTTACCCTCCCCGTGGGCCACACGGCGGCGGTCATGGCGACGGACAACAAGTGGGTCAACCACTACTGCGCCCAGCGAGGCAAGGTGTCCGGCGGAAAGCTGGTGTATGCCGAGCCGGGCCGGACGGAGACCACCCTGTTTGTCCGGGGCGGTCTGGCGGACATGGGTGAGCTGAGCGCGCCCCCGGAGGGCTGCGCCTATGCCATTGCGGGGGTGCCCGTGCTGCGGCAGGGCAAGGCGGTAAGCTGGGCCGCTGCAAAGGCCCAGGGCTGGGAGGCGTCCTCGCTCTATGCCACCTGGCACATCTTTGCCGGGTACGGACAGGACCGGAGCAAGATCACGGTGGCGGCGCTCAGGACCACGACCGGCAACCTGATCTCCAGCGGCGAGGGGGCCAAAAAGCTGGCGGCCCTGGGGCTGCGGGAAGCCATCAAGCTGGACGGGGGCGGCAGCACCATCCTGCGGGCGGGAGGCAAGACCCCCGTATGCACGGCGGGAAACCGGCGGATCTGCACGGTGCTGACCTTTGGGGGCAACCCCTACACCGCCCCCACCAAGACGCTGGCCAAGGGCAACCGGGGCGAGGGCGTGCGGTGGCTCCAGTGGGAACTCAACGACCGGGGCTTTAGCTGCGCCGTGGACGGCAGCTTTGGCCCGGGGACTAAGGAGGCCCTGATGGCCTATCAGGTGAGCGAGGGGCTGGTGCCGGACGGCAGCTGCGGACCGGCGACACGGAAGGCGCTGATGGGGTAAAAAGAAAGGGCACACCGCTACGGTGTGTCCTCTTTTTTGTCCTCCCAAGCCAACAGGCCCCACCCCTTATAAGTGGATACAGGGGACGGCTTGCCATTGGTGCGGATCCGCTTACCCTCGATAGACCGCTTGATCTGGCGGAATCCAGAGGCTATCCGGTTTGCGTTTTCGTCCGTGGGGGCCATATCAAAATAGTCCTTTGCGTGCGTTCTGGCCCAGTCCAGCAGATTGACCACGGTCATAATATTTCCATCGGGATCTACCAAATGCCATACCTTGGACTCGCGGTTCTGAGGGCCGCGCTGACCCGCCGGGAGTTTCAGCGCCGCCTGTGTCCCTTTTTTGAGATTGCCAGTCTGCGCCGCCGCTTTGCGGGCGGACGATTTGGCGGTCTGCGACCATTGGTTGCGCTTGCCCTGGTGGCTCTGAGATCTGCGCACATCGGAGCAGGTCTTGGAGCAGGTGATTTTGTTGTTGCTGGGGGCCGTGATAAACTCTGCCCCACATACCACACAGCGCCGGATCATATCAGGTCCCGGACATCCACGCCCAGAGCATCGGCGATGGACAGGAGGTTTTTGGCCGTCAAATTACCGGCCTCCGCCTCGCCCAGCTCTACCCGCTGGATCTGCCGGATATAGACGCCGGACTTTTCTGCAAGCTGCGCTTGTGTCATGCCCGCCATGCGGCGGGACCACTCCAGTTTTGTGATCGGGCGGTTACGGCAGTCTCTGCCGTAGTTGACCAGCGAGCAGAAGGTGCAGTCTCCGTCCTCCCGCTGACAATCTGCGTATTTTTTGCGCATTGTGGGCCTCCTTAGCAGATAACCTTGACGACTTCTGCGTCCCGGATGATGATCTCGCCGTTGTCCTCTCCATACTCCACATCGTTGCCACAGATGATAGCGACGTGATCTCCAAAGTAATTGTTAGCACCAAGACGGTCCAGCGTGCAAGCGCAGATCCCATCAAGTTCTACGCCGGTATCATCGCCGTCGTCCCAAACGTGGGAGTTGTGATCGATAGAGCCAAGCTCGAAGGGGACTTCCTGCACCCGGACGCCAATATAGTCATAATCATATCTCAGATCCATGTCTTCTGCGATCTGCTTAATATTCTTAATCATTTCAGCGTTCATCAACATTTTCGTGTCCTCCTTGGGCTGTGCCCCTCTCTTGTTTATATGCTTATTATACGCTAATATTGGCGTAAAGTCAAGAGGAAAATATAAAATAAATAAAAAATTTTGTGGGGCGGGAGTATCGGTCGCAAATTGGCCGCATTTCATCCGTAATTTCATCCGTAATTTTTTTTGCAAATTTTGCAAAATCACGGCAAAAAAAGAGAAGGCAAGATAAGATAAGCGAACGCACGAAAGCCTTGGGAGAGTAAGAAAAACCCAGCAGTTATTGAAACTGCTGGGTTTTACATTTTGGCGCAGAAGGAGGGATTCGAACCCTCCAAAAAAGTCTCTATACCCATTGCGGGAGTAGGGGCGTTTATTTTTTATCCGTAATTTCATCCGTAATTTTCGCGGAGAAAAAGCTGTTGATGGCGGTGTCTGCTGCGGACTTTTGGCTCTCAAACACATAGGAGTAGGTCTGGCGGTAGGTGGACTCGCAGGCCCAGCCGCCGCGTTCCATGGCGTGCCGGTCATCCACGCCCAGGGTTTTCATAACGGCCGCATTGGTATGACGCAGGCCGTGGACGGTGGTATCGGTTATCCCAGCCCGCTGACAGGCCCGGTGGACGTGCTTGCGGACGGTCTCCGGGTTGACACCAAAAAGCCGCCCGTCCTTCCGGTGTGGCAGGGCCCGGATCTTGTCCATGATATAGTCGGGGCAATCCACGGTGCGCTGGCTATATGTATTTTTTGCCACCTCTTTGAGCACCCAGCGGTTATCCTCGTCCGGCACAACGGTGCGGCGGACATGGATCAAGCTGCGGTCCAGGTCCACGCAGTCCCAGCAAAGGCCCAGGATCTCCGAGCGGCGCATCCCCAGCCAGACGGCCAGGAGGATTGGCACCTCGCAGGTGTCCCCCTCTATGGCCTGGATCAGTTTGCCGATGTCCTCCGGCTGGAGGTACTGCTTGACCGGCTTGACCACCTGGGGCAGGCGGACGCCAAAAACATCGACCCCGCACTCCTTGAGCACGGGGCGGATCAGGCCGTAGGCATTGGCCACAGTCTTGGCAGAGACCAACTGTGCCTCCTGATTGACGGCCCGCTGGACGTGGGCCTTGGTGATCTGGTGGACATCGCACTGCATGAGCTGGGCAAAGCGGTGCTTTTGGGTGGTGCGGTAGCCCCGGACGGTGGCGGGAGACAGGACAGCAGCCTTGCTGGTGATATACTCCGTGATGGCCTCGTCCAGCGTCATGCGCTCCGGCGCGTGCTCTATCTTGGCCCCGGCCTTGATGGCTGCGGCCTGCTGCTCCGCCTCTTTTTTGGTGGGGGCGGTGATGGAGATCCTCTCCCCTGCCACCATCATGTATATGTTCCAGCTGCCGGAGGGCAGCTTTTTTGCTTTTGGTATTTTCATGGGGTCCTCCTGCTCCGCAAACTGGCGGAGCTTAGCCGATGCACTTAGAGCAAGGGGTCAGGCCCATGCCGATGGCTGTATCCAGAGGGACGGGCCAATAGGTGCCGCCGTTACAATGTGGGTCGTTGTGATATTTGGAGCCGGTACGGGTGATATAGGTCTGCTTTGCGGCGGCGGGGGCCTCCGGAGCCGACAGGCTCACGGTCTGGGTGGCGCCGTCCCACTGGACGGTATAACCCAGGAGTTTGGCCACGTTGGCAACAGGCAGGTAGGTGGTGCCGTTGATAATAAAAGGCTCTGTGGGCGCTCCGGTGGAGTCGGTGATCTGGACGAGTTCTCCGTCTACCTTTAGGGAGATGCCGTTAAAATACAAGGTCTCCGTGCGGGAGGATCCGGCGGCCAGAGCTGCGCCGGTGAGGGATGCGGCGAGGGCACATCCGGCAAAAATCGCTTTCCAATTCTTTTTCATAACGCTATCTCTCCATTCTGTCTCAAAAATTGACACTATCTGTACTTGACAAACTGAAACAAGTGTTCTATTATAGAACGTACCAGACAAAGGAGGCTGTGGCATGGATACCGAAACAGAGTTGATTCTTATTCTCTCCCGCCTGACCCCGGCCCAGCTTGACCTTTTTCGATCTGCCGCGCAACAGATAGCAAAGCAGATGCAAGCTCAGGGTTCTCCTGACAAATAGATAGCAACTGTCGGATATCTTCCGGAAAAGATTCTTTGAGCGTCTCGCCGTTTTCGGCGGGGCGCTCTTTTTTTATGTCTCCCGGGGATCGCGGATTATCCGCTTCCCCCTTTAGCCACTCCACGGAGACGTCATACAAAGAGGAAATCTGGTAGAGATAGTTTTTGTAGCTGTCGCTGCTGCCATTGATCCACATGGTGACAATCTCGCCACCCTTAAATCCAAGTGATTTTGCAAATTTAGCCTTTGCTCCGTGGACAAAATCTCCATCCTGTTTGTGCTCAAGCAGGGACAAAATCCGTTGTAGCGTAATATCCATATTTTACTCCCGCGTTTTAGGCAAAACGTAGAAACCTAATAAATTTCAATTTTGCGCTTGCAATCCTAATGAATATGAGTTATTGTTATCTTACAGGGATAACAATCCGTGAGGAAAAGGAGGTGAGTGCGATGTATGCCGACGTGGAGGCGGTGCTGCTGGAAAAAGAGCCGCCCTGCACCGCCAAGCTGTTCGACTATCGGACTGGTTTTGTGCGATTTGTAAAGGTCGTACCCAAGGAGATGTGGACGGGGTTCCGTAACACCATTTATCCAGAACAGCAGATCCCGCTGCACCCGGGCGAGGTGCCTTACAAGGAGGATGACTCCACAAAGTAATCATTGCCCTGTCGGACAAAGACAACATTCAGAACGTTTCTGGACCTGGTGCCGAACAGTGTGACGAGGTAATACTCACCAGTCAGGGACTGATCTTCTGCCTCTCTCAAGGCCCAGGGACCGTCTGGGATATCCTCCGCATAACGGCGGATAGCTTCATAGGCCCGTCGGTCATGGGACCGCAGATCATTCCAGGACTGGAACACAAACTGTGCTTTTTCCATTGGCTCACTCCTTTTGTTTGCTGCAACTATCATAACGTGAGCTAATTAAAAAGTCAATGTCAAAAACTAATATTTGTGAGACGAAGGAGGGCGGAATATGAGTTTTTCCGCAGCCCGCGAGAAAGCGGGCATGACTCAGAATGAAGTAGCCAAGGCGCTGGGCGTGAACCAGTCCGCCGTATCTTTTTGGGAGAGCGGGCGGAATCAGCCCAGAGGCAAACAGATGGTCAAACTGGCCAAGCTCTACGGCGTGACCGTGGACGAGTTGCTGAGAGAGGATGATACAAATGCCCAAGGTTAAACTGGTTCGGGACGCGCAGGCGGAGCGCTGCAAGACGATCCGCACGATCATCAAGGCCAAGCAGGCCCAGCGGGACATCAAGACCCAGACGGATTTGGCCGTGGCCTGCGGGATCTACCCCACGACGTTTTCTTACAAACTGCGCAACGGGGCGTGGACCTGCGACGACATCCGGGCGCTGGACAAGGTGCTGCGGTTTAGCGGGGACGAGATCGTCCAGATCGTGAGGTGCTGACCATGCGGGATCTATGTATCGCGGGCGCTGCCGTGTTCAGCGCGGCGGGCATCACCTTTGGGGTGCTGAGCATCCTGGCCGACCGGGGCGACAGCTGGCGGCACGGATTTTTGACCGGGTGTCTGGCTATGTCGCTGACGGCTCTGCTGGGGGCCGTGGCGGCCAGTTGGGCAATGTGAGGAGGACCAAATGAAGGTATACAAGGGCACGGGCAAGAACATGCAGTGCAAGGGGCTGCAGTATGAGCTTGGCAAGCCGGTTACGGTAGAGGGAGACATCAAGCTGTGCGAGCGAGGCCTGCACGCCTGCGAGATGCCACTGGACGTGCTGAGCTATTATCCACCGGCCTCGAGTCGCTATTTTGCGGGAGAGTTGGAGGGCGTGTCTAAGGAGAAGCAGGACGACACGAAACGAGTGGGAAACAGGTTGGAGCTGAGTATTGCGGGCCTTGTAAAGGCGCAGATCGAGTACGTAAAAGAGAGGGTCACTCCTGAGAATACGGAGCATGCCACGGGCAACCGGGGCGCAGCCTCTGCCACGGGCGACCAGGGCGCAGCCTCTGCCACGGGCGACCAGGGCGCAGCCTTTGCCGCGGGCGACCAGGGCGCAGCCTCTGCCACGGGCAACCAGGGCGCAGCCTCTGCCACGGGCTACCAGGGCGCAGCCTCTGCCACGGGCGACCAGGGCGCAGCCTCTGCCACGCGCAACCGGGGCGCAGCCTCTGCCACGGGCAACCAGGGCGCAGCCTCTGCCACGGGCAACCGGGGCGCAGCCTCTGCCACGGGCACCCAGGGCGCAGCCTCTGCCACGGGCTACCAGGGCAC